GTGTCTTAGCGCTATCAAAAAACCGCCCACCCTTGCTTGAATTGCATGGTGTGCATAATGTCTGAAGATTCCAGTCGTCATCTGAACCACCATGAACTCTACTGATGATGTGATCGACTGAATTGCCTTCTTGACCACAATGCTGGCAAGTGTAACCGTCACGTTGAAGGATACGCTGACGAATCTTGCGCCACTTCGACGTCGAACCGTTGTCTTTGAGTGCGCTCATTAGTAATACCCATTGGCTTGATGAAATGCCCATGCCTTGCATGGTGTTTGATAACGAACCGTAATGTATTTGATTGTTGCGTCTATCTGTCTGAATGGGTCAAGGTCGCGGTAGTGCTTTGATCTCATCTGACCTAGACCATAGTGCGATCCATTGCGTGCGGTGTATGACCACCTTGATTCCCTTGTGATGATCTTGTTGAAGCACTGGAATTCCTTGTAATCAAGCAAACGACTATGTGCATAGAGTTTCAAGTGATCTACTGAATAAGCAGCTGATACGGCAGGGCTTGCCCCTATCGGTGCGCTGAAGCCAGTGATTAACAACAACATTTGAAGTCTTTTTTTATTTATCTTTTTCTTTTCAAGATTATTTGAAAGAACTTCATTCTTGGTTTTAACCACTAAATTCGTGGGGTTGTTGTATGCGTCAAGCGTACACCCCCCCGTCAAGTGTTGAATAACTTTCCGCATGGCTTTGGGCGTGTCCCACACCTTTTGCACCCCTGTGCATAACGTCTGTGGATAACTCATTGGTGTCCCCAGCCTTCACCTTTGAATGAAATGCCGAAAGTTGAGTACCTGCGACTCATGTTTGTCCCGCAGCAGATTGGCTGGTTTTCGTCATGGATTGACTTATCCACCTCAACACGGATTTTGCACACTGTGCATTCAAACTCATAGATTGGCATTTGAAGCCCCTATCTGTGCAACCGTCATGCAACTGCACACCGTGCATTGGATTGTTTCCACACCTTCGGGCAATAGGTCGGTTATCTTGACCACGATCTGACTGGTTTTCTTCTTGCATAGCCGACATTCAAATTGCACTTTGTCCATAGTTGGATTTCCTCAAATTCTCGATTGGCTGAAGATTGATTTGCGTCACCCACCAATTGGGTTGCTTACTGTGACGATACTTTGGACGCTGCGCCATTGCGACGGGAATCCAACCAGCAATGAAATAGTGTGGGGATTGCCCCGTGACCAGCACTGCAATGTCATTTGGTCGATCGTATTCATGAATTATCAGCTGCCCTGTGACGTACTTTGTCCAGCGCACTTCAATTGCATTGCCTACGTCAGCCTTTGTTTTGAATTTGTTTTCATACGGGTTGAACGGAAGGTCGAAGTATTTGGCAACGACCCACTCGCTGCCGATTGCTTCAGCCGATTCAACCAGGTACTCAAACGTTCCCAATTCCTTTTGGTTACGTTGTGGGTTGTCTGTGCCCTTTGTTGATTCTGCCGTCAATTTGACCGCAGCCAACATGCAAATGATTTCTTCTTCCTGGGTCAATTGCATTTTCACCGACAACCACCACACAACCAAGCCAGTTTTTCGCCGCCTTGCCCGATCTTGTAACCGAAAACGTCGATCTTGACAACTAGTGCGCACCCGTCGCATTGTGCGACTTTGTATTCGGCAATTACTTCACCGTTATACATGAGTTTTGCAGTCATGCTTTGTGGATAGATTATTTCGACGTAATCGCTCATAATTCCAAGTCCATTTCGCACTTCTTGCAAAATGCTTGGACTAGACCGTCGTCCCGGGTGTATTCGTTGACATGGTCAAATTTGTCACATCTTGCACAATTATCAGAACCACCGAAATCAATGAATGTAAATCGTGCGGACGGGTAATGGGCTGGCGTAATAAAATACTTTGGTTTCATACCTGTGGTTCCCATTTGCCTGTTGATCGCAAAACGTACCAACGCGGCGTGCATTGCGTTGCCTTTGTGCGTTCAGTGCAGAAATACCCGCCCCATGTTTTTGGTGCGCCGTCGTGTGATTGCTTCCAAATCATGTGCCCGTGGCTGCATTGTGGTGCTTCGGCTACCAGTTGACCGCCCAACTGTTTTGCCACTTCGTCCATTGATGAACCCAATGAAGGAATCCCTGACTGTTCGGCTTCAGCTGCGGTCTTGTAACTGGGCATGTCACCGTGCTTGGTTGTCCAGTAATCGTATGTTGTGTCAGTGTTTGCGATCTTGGCTGGTGTTGTTTCAACCTGTTCCATGATTTCTTTGGTGCTGCGTTCAGCCCCACCCATGACCAGTTGTTGAACTCTCATAATTGCGCTGGTGACTGTATCTTCGACAAACCAGCGTTTCATGTTTTGTTGGTATGCGCCTTGATAGCCGTACGCATAATCAATGCCCGCTGGAATCATGTCATTTTCACGATAAGCACGGGCTTCAACTAGGACATAACCCTTTTCAGCACTAAATTCAACAATGCGTGTTTCAATGCGTCCGTTTGGATAAGTCGCCAACCAGCGTTCTAGGCGTTCACGGCTTGCTTCGTAGTTGTCCAGGAATCCCATTATTTGACCGCCTTATTTGCCATGTGGCGAACCATTGCCTTACGGCGTGCCATGCCTTCGCGCTTGCCTTCTTTGAAGCCCTTTGCGTATCCCGCAGCGGCTGCCATAACCATGAGGACAATTACGCCCACCAAACGACCCAGTGTTTGCGGGTCAAGTAGATCAAGTACCATTTTGAATTCTCCCGATTCTAGGTGGTAACTGCTACCACCTGAACTCAGGGTGACGCATGATTGGCGCGCGGTCAAGAACCTTGCGTGTTTGTCGGCGTGTCTCCAGGCTTTGGCTTCGATTTCAGTCCGTTGCCAGCAAGTACCCCGCCCAATGAACCAGTCAAGAAAATTGCAAGGGTTTTCAATAGATCGATAAACGCTGCGTCATTGGGTGCTTGCGCGCTGACTGGTTGTGTGACGAAAATAAGTGCGTAGGTAATGCCCAGCGTGACAATTAAAAACACCGCGGCAAGGGTTGAACCAATTATCAAAATCAGCTGCGCGTGGATTTCTTCGGGCGACTTACGGCGTGCGGGTCTGTTGCGATTCAATTCCAAGTAGGTCGTCAGTGCATGTTCCAGTGGGGAGACATTGCGGTTTTTGGCAATGCGCTTTTCCCCAGTTGTCGAATTCTTGGCATTCATAACGTGTCCACCCCTGATACCCGCAAGCGGTCAGGGTTAGTGCAAGTGCCCAAACCAACCCTGCCGCTGCGAATCTGCGGTTCACTTCCCCGTAGAACCGAAGGCTTTGTCGTTTGGATTTAACCACCGCAAAACAACTGGTGCAACTGCTGCTGCACCTGCCATTGCAAGGGTCTTAGGGTCAGTTACACCCGCCATGTATAGGGCAAGTGCTGCCGCCATGAATGAACGCGCCCACGACGCTGCTAGGGCTTTGGCTTGTTCCATTTTTTCTCCTTTGTTGGCTTCGTTGCTAACTTTGGCATTTCAACCTTTGGAAATTCTCCCTTGTACGGCACGAATTTTGGAATACCAAAACCGACAATTTCCTTGCCTTCGCCGTATGACCGAACCTTCACCATAACCATGCCGCCATTGCGCTGGTCGCCTGTCCCGCTGGTGTTGCCTTCGATCGTCAAGCATGTCTTTGAATCGATCAAACCGACGACAATGCCAATGTGTGAAATACGATCAACGCCGTCATGCGGAAAATCCATAAATGCCAAGTATCCCAATTGCGGCATGCCTGACCAACGGTTGATCTCTTTGAATTTATGTGCGCCAACGGCGGTGCCAACGACTGAATGAATCTTGACCCCAGCCTGTGCTGCGCACCAATTGACAAAACTGCCACACCAAGGCAAACCGTCTGCCTTTGTAAATTTGCCGTACTTTGTCAGGTTGTCGCCTTCTTCGATTGTGCCGATTTCAGCTGCGGCAACTTCGATCAACCGTGCGTTTGTGCCTTGCGGGTATGTCATGGTTTCTCCTTTGGAAATGGCATTGTCCATTGACAAGTTTCTTCGTCAAAACCAATGTGTCCTTGCGGTTCGGGTGCAATAAATGCGTCAAGTGTTTCGTCGTATCTGTAACCAATGCCAGCATAATTTTTGCGAATTTTGTGATTGTAAGAAGTTCGTTTGCAAATTTGACCCCTGAAATTTCCGTACCAGGTTTCAGGGTCTAAACCTTCGATCAATTCCGTTTCGTCAATTCCGACAATAACTTCGGTGACAATGTTGTTTTCGTCTAAAAATGCGTAATGTGCCATTATGCCCAACTCACGTTTCCTGTGCCCGCGGTGATTGTTGAAACTTTGAAACTGCCGTCAGTTGCAGTTGAACCAGTCAGACCAGCACCGATTGTAATTGTTTTGCTGCTCGGATAACGCAAGATAACAACACCTGAACCGCCGCCACCGCCAAACTTAGATGTGGTCGCACTTCCTGCGCCACCGCCGCCACCGCCTGTGTTAGCAGTTCCGTTCACGCCGTCTTGATCTCGTCCACCACCAGCACCGCCACCGCCTGAACCGCCTGCACCTGGTGTGCGACTGCTTGAAGTTGAACCACCGCCGCCACCGCCTGCATAAGTAACTGAAGCACCAGTAATTGAAACTGCTACACCGTTTCCACCTGCACCGCGTGGGTTAACGCTTGAACCACCAACTGCACCAGCGCCACCGCCGCCACCGTTGCCGTCATTTAATCCATTGCCACCTGCATAACCTTGATTTGCAGTTCCTGTGCCACCTGTTGAAGATGTTGAATTTCCACCGCCGCCCGAACCACCGTTTGAACCATTGACGGAATAGTCAGCGCCACCGCCGCCACCTGTTGACGTAATTGTTGAAAAAACCGAATTTGAACCATTTGAACCATTGCCACCAGTGTTTTTCGCAGCTGCGCCCGCGCCAATTGTGACCGTGTAATTGACGCCACCTAAAACGGTTAATGCGCTTTCCAGCGTGCCCCCGCCACCTGTTGCAGTTACGGTCGAACGCAAACCACCCGCGCCACCGCCACCGCCGTCACCGTACGCGCCACCGCCACCGCCTGCAACAACCAAATAATCGCAACTAAAAGTTCGCGGATAATTTTGAGAAGCAACAATGCCTGGAATGATCACGCAATGTCACCGACAATTGTAAATTGATTGGAAGCAACGCAAACGATTGTGCAAGCGGAATACTGTGCGCGCAATTTTGGTGCTGAAGCGGTCGCACCCGTTGAAGTAATCGTCACGCCTGAACCCTGCGCAAAAGTAACCTGACCTGCGCCTGTTTGCTGAACGTTGATTGTGTTACCAGCAACAAAAACTGAAGGTGGCACTGTAATCGTAACCGCGGAAGCATTTGAAGATGTAACCCATTTCCCTAGATCACCAGCAACAATTGTGTACGAAGTGCCTGATTGTGGGTTGAATAAAAATTTGGTTGTGTATTGCGCCAATGTTGAATCCACCGCGTCACCAAAAACGGCGAAATCTGCTGGCAAATCCGTAACCAAGTCAGTCGAAGTCGGCATTTGGAAACTAAAATTCGTGGTTGGGTTTGGCATGGTTTCTCCTTTGTTAAGCCACTATTGTGGCATTTGTCCAGTCTAATGTCGGCGACACGCTTGCCCACGTTTCGGTGATCGGCACGTCATTCCAACGCATTGCTTGCAATGAATAAGCCAATGGCGACAATAGCAATGTGACGGTCAAACGATTGTAAGCGGCTTGAAATGACCAGCCTTCAACAAAACCTTGAAACGTACCTGACGACATGTTGGTCGGTAGGTTGTTCAGGCTGATCGCTTCACCCATAAAAATGCCTAATAGATTGTCGCGATCAGAATTGTCAATTTCAGGGTTTGTCAGGTCGAAGGTAATTTCGCTAAAGATCGGTTGTGGTTGGGCGCGTAGGGATAAATAGAAATTTGCCTGTGCCAGTGCGTCAGATGAATTGTGCAATGTTGTTGTAATGATTTGGGCAAGTGTGCCGTATTGGGCAATTGATGTTGAGTTGCTGGCAGATTGTTCACTGCTGCTGGTTGCGTCATATTTGATTGTTATGTTGTTTCGAACGTCGCCTGCGCGGGTTTCAATGCGCAAACCCGCTGCACGGGCATGGTTGGCGTCAAGGTCAACGTAACCGTTTGCAGCCAGGTAATTGGTGCGGTGCGTACTGTCCGCATACCCGATCGCCCCAGTTGGGGATTCGTACAAATAACCTAAGCCTGAAGTTGCCAACGCTGAAACCAGTGAATAAACGTCAATTCTTTCGGACGATCTAGCTGCCAATTCGTAATTGCCTGGACGGTCAATTTCACCCAAACCGTTGTTTTCAGCCGTTGCCCATGTCGTGCCCGCTGGTGTGTACCCAGCCCAGGTGACTGACGGTGAAACCTGCGCCCAGGTATTGAATAAAACTTCACTTAAAATGTCATAAATCTGATCGCCGTCAAATTCCTTTGAAAGTACGCCGTTGGTCAATGCCTTTGGCAAACGTGCCAGTGCCCCCAATGCGGTGATCGAATACGTCTGTGTGAACATGGTTGAACCCACGTCACGCACTTCCAGCCCAATGTCCACAACGTTACCGCCAAAAATGGGCACAAACGTTCCTGAAGTGTCTTTTACCTGTACGGAAATGGTTGAATTGATTTCGACTGGCAAGGCGGTTTGATTGACGTCGATCAACTGAATGTTGGTGTAACCGGCTTGCGCTTGCTCGTAAATGTTTGTTCGACCGCTACGAATGGTTAGGTTTGCCAAAACCGCGTTGGCGTAATCAGTCCCGTCGATTGTGACCTTCCAAATTGGTGACCACTGCGTCATGTTAAACCGCCACTAGCGCGCCTGCGCCACCTGTGCCGCGATAGTAACTGGAATTTAAGGTTTCAACGATTGTTCGGGCAGTGCCTTCTTTATCGACCGCACCAGTCACGGTCACGTTGATTGTTGTGCCGCTGGTTGCATTTTCAGCGATACGAAATGCACCAGGATTGAAGTTATCTGATACGACATTTGAAGATGAAGTCGCAGCTGCTGCGGCTAATGATTGGGCAGCGGTCAAGCCTTTTGCCTGACCTGCAACAATGATTTTTGCTTCGGCTAGGGCAGCCGCTTTGCTTGCTTCCAATTGTGCTTGTTGCTCAGGTGTTTGATACACCGTTCCCGTTGACATTTGGAAATTGCCCAATGCCCCAGTCGAAGTTGAACCAGCGGTATCACCAATTTTTGGCAAATACTTAATGTCTGAACCTGGCTTGATTAAATTCAACCCACGAATAACCAAATTGATACCGTCAATGGCAGTGTTCAAAATTGGCTTTATTGCGCCCAATACCTTACCGAAAATAGTAATGACCACTTCAGCGATAGTGCCGATTGCCTTTAATTGTGCGCCAATGACATTTCCGATCAACGGCGCAATAAATTTGACTACGTCCCAAAACGCCGAAAATTCATCTTTGCTATTCATGATTGCATTTTTGACATTGTCGAAAACTGATTTTGCACCTTCAAAAATAGGCTGAACAACTTTCTTAATTGTTGAAGCGACGTCGCTCATAACCTTGCCAAGCCCGTCGCCTTGCGTCAAACTAAATGCGTCAGAAAATGCGTTGATTGCTGGCAATGCGTTTTCGTTAATAAATTTCAAAAGTGTGTCAAGGATTGGCAACAATGCCGTGCCGACGGTTTCTTTTGCTTCGTCGAATGCGACCTGCACGCGTGCGATCTTGCCTGCGTATGTGTCGGCGTTGGCAGCAGCTGCGCCACCAAACAATTCAGTCAAGCGACCTTGCACCTGCTCAAACGACATTGTTTTCAATTCGGCGGTAGATAAACCAACGCCCAATTTGCCCAGGGCTGCGGTGTTACCGTCATAGGCTTTGGCAAGACTGTTTGCAATTGCTTCGACTGGCTTGCCTGTTGCAGCGCTAATGTCTAGGGCTGTTGAAAGTAAATCTTGCGCCTTTGTAATGTCGCCCGTCGATCTAACCAGGCGACCAAGTGCTGGGCGCAATTCGTCGTCAGCCACACCAGTGGCAAGTGACATTTGAAGGATTGATTGTTCAGTTGCAGCGATTTGGGCAGTGGTTGCGCCTGTGGCGTTTTCCAATGCCAATGCCAATTGGGTCTGTGCTTTTTCGTCTTCGATCGCAGCCTTGACGCCTTCAATACCGATTGCAATTGCAGCAGCACCAGCAGCGGCAGCAGCTGCGGCAAACGCCTTGCCAATTGCTATGCCTGCCTTTCCAACTTTGTCACCAAATGTGTCAACGTCGCCTGAAGCGGTTTTCAGCGATTTGTTGAGATTGTCAACGTCGCCAAGAATCGAAAGTTTAAGGGTGCGACTGCCAGCCATTAGTCATACTTCCTAACGATCGTTGAAAATGCTTCTTCCCACTTTTTGATGATCTCAGGCTGGGCGCTGCGTAGGGTTGGATAAATAAACCAACCGCGTGATCCGCGACCTTCACGACCTGACCACACTGGGAATTGCTTGAATCGATTTGAACCGAATTCGTAACCGCCCCAAACCTGTTGCGTTGTACCGCCACCACTTAATTTTTGGGCAGCAAAACCAAACGAAATTTCACCGATCTTGGACGACTTCGAAACCTTTGAACCCTGGGCGATTTTGGGTGCAACGCGGTTGGTCGATTGGTTAGCCGTGGCAATAATCTTTGTTCGGACATACTCAGCCAATTCCGAAGTTTGCTTTTTTGCTTGCTGGGTTGCTTCTTCGTCCATTGCTTTGAAAGATT